TCATGTTGGAATAACTTTGGCATATATTCCCGTATTGTTTTTAATGATGGCAAAGCATCCTATATTTGCGGGCAATCGTGGACTGATGAGATGAGAACTCTCAGAGAATGCATTTTAGATTAAGGGAAAAATTATGACAGACTTAAAAGAGACCATTCTAAGCATTTTGGTAGTGCTAGCGGGCTTTTATGTTATTTATCATGTTTTTAGCGCAATCCGTCATTTTTGGGGGTAATTATGTTTTATGTATATAGAAACAAGGCAGGAAAAAGCGAGGCTATCGCACAATTTACGGATGAAGAAAACGCTCATTTATACATGGAGCATTTAGCTATTAGAGAAATTGACCCGTCAATTATGGGTTATGCAGTTAGAGATTATCAACTTAATACACTTGTGGAGTATGAATTATGAAAACTTGCAACACTTACAACGGCACGATTGAGGCTTACACGCCCACAGAATTAGAGAGCTTAAAAACTCACGGCAAAATAGCCGGCGATATATGGTTAGAACAATGGAAACATCAGGGAGCGCAGGATTTAGGCACTTGCACCGGCGGGAAAGGGTTTAGGGTTTGGTATGTAGGCAAAGGAAAACGCAAACCCCAAGAACTTACCATTACTAGGTGCGACTGGGTTCAAGGGAATGTAAGCGCACAACGCTCAAAAGATAACGCTCTTGCATACTTAGAGAGCAAGGGTATCAAGGCACAATATTATGATGGATGGATGGACTGATGAGCCAAATTGACTACCTTTTAGCCCTTATATCGGACTTGGAAAAGTATCTTGACACCGACCCCAAGAGCGACCCTGATTATAACTTGTGCTGGGATTTATTGATTGACGCCCGAGACGACCTAAGCAAACTGCAATAAACCGCAATCTGAAACCCTTAGAAATGAGGGTTTTGGATTAGGGTTTATCCCTATGTTTTTGTTGGTAGTATGAGGCTATTGTTTTAAGTATGAGGCTATTGAGGGTAACGCTTAACAGAGGAGAAGATGATGGGATGGACTGGAATGCAACCCCCTTACCATGGGGATAAGAAAAGATGGCTGGAAGAGGAATTTAATCAGGCAGGCACGCCCTCATGGGAATTGCACGATATCTCTATTAGAGGTAATACGGCATATGGTATTTATACCCATGTAAGAGAGGATAAGAGTTGGAGCAGTGTTGGAATGGTGATTCTAATGTCATTTAGCCCTACTGAATGGGCTTATAAAGAGATGGCTGAGGAAATGATGCCATATTACTATGATGCGCCGATATCCATGATTAAAAAGCTAGACGCCCTTAATCCACAAGTTGAGGGTAATGCTAGGTTATGGAGGGATAAGTGTTTAGCTAAAACGCCAAAAGTCAAAATACCGGATGGATTGACCATTAAATTTACACGCCCGCTAAATTTTGGCACATTTAAAGACGATACATTTACGCTTAAAAAGGATGGCAGAAAGACTTTTTTTATAGCAAGTAATGGCGCAAAGTGTCGCATTCCTAAATGGCAACAGAGAGAATATGAGGTGCAAAATGCCTAAATATCACTATGATTTGATTGAAGAAACAATTTTATCCGTTGAAATTGAGGCGAATAATATTGATGAGGCAAACGATAAAGCAGAAGAGTTGATTGTAGGAGGTGATTTAGATTGGGGAATGGGTGGCATGGATGTTAGATATGAACTTAGAGGAGAAGAAAATGCCTAATTGGTGCGATAACACAGTAGTAATAACACATGAAGATGATGCTTTTATTCAGAGAATAGAAGACGCTTATCATGCAGATAAACTCATATCGGAGTTTTATCCATGCCCGCAGGAATTACAAGATACCACTGCAGGCAGAGTAGGCTCAGATGATAGCTATGAACAAAAATTACTTAAATTTAGACAAGAGTTAAATTTAGAGTATTTTGGTGCTAAGGATTGGTATGACTGGCAAGTTAGTCATTGGGGGACAAAGTGGGATATTGCATCAGACAATGGTAATTGTGATAGACAAGAAAAGATGATTACTCTTTCCTTTTGTAGCGCATATAGCCCGCCAACAGGTTTTTACGATACTTTAGTAGAAATGGGTTGTAGCGTTCAAGCATATTATTATGAAGGTGGTTGTTGTTTTTGCGGGGAATATTTTGATGGTGTAGATGAATGCTATGACATTACTGGAGATTCATTATGGGTAAAGGAGAATATTCCTAGTGCCATTGATGAGGCTTTTAATATTTCAGAGAATATGAAGTATTGGGAAGAGGAAAACATGGAGGAAGAAAATGCTTAGATGGAAAGTATATAACCACAATGGAACGCTTTTAGGAGAGTTTGCAACGCTGAAAGATGCTTTTGGTGAGGCTAATCTGTATTACATGGCAACAGGCAACGCTTATACGATTGAAGACCAAATGGAAGATAAGGAGATAACATGGACAGAAGTAGCATGATAGACCGCTTAATAGCGGACGATATAGCCACCATTAAAGCGGGCTTTGAAGAGAATGACGCCGAGCATCTGTATAACATTTTGATGAATGGAATTGGATATGATAAGCAAACTCTCAGAGAGATTATTGACGAATACAATTCAAGAACATGGGAGCAGTCATGACACGCTATCAAATGCAACATGAAATTTATACCCTAATGATGGATATTTACCCTGAATTGCAACATGAGGAATTAGAAAACCATCTTGTCAATTTATGGAAATGCACAGACGACTATTTAATGAAATATCTTAAAGCCACAAAGGACATAGCATCATGGAAATTACAATAACTTTGGAGCAATACGAAAAATTACGCAGATTATCGGACTTTTCTGATTGGTATTTAGATGACTATCCCAAGCATTCGTATCCTGAGCAATATGAGAGTGATAAGGAGGAAGTCTTACAGGCTCAGGAAGTTATCCAAGAGATTGACGCCCGCTTACTTTTAACCACACCAAAATTTGAACCAGCAGGAGAATATTATGACTAAGTATTTTGTAGTGTTTACAGAAGAATCAACTAAAGACTATGGATATTATGTAGATGCAGAAAGCAAAGAAGATGCTTATATGCAGGCTGAAGAAAAGTATTATTCCTTGGAAGACCCCGATAGTTTAAACACTAGCTATATCAAAACTTTAGGCTATGAAGTGGAGGAAGCATGAGCCAAGTAAGAGTTAGAAAAGATTTGGCAGAAGAGGGTATTTTAATTCCTGCTGGAATGGCTTATCGTGATTATGATGACCTTATGTATATAGAATACTTTAGCGCAGAAGATTTAGAAGGTGCTGAAGATTACGATACGGGAGAAGACCCCGACAGTCACGCATTTTGCCCTGTAAAACTTAAAGATGGCAGATGGTATTACTTTATTGGCGTAGATTTAGATTGGATACTGGAGGAAACATGAAAGTAGTCGTTGAATTTGATTTACCGGAAGGACAAGCTATTCCTGACCCAAGGGATATTGTGCGCTTAACTGACCCTGATTGGATGGCTTCATGGTGGCACATTGATGATGTAATGGCTCTATCTAACTCAGAAGAAGGGGAAGAGTGGGATATTACAGAAGATGAGGCTAGAGAGGTATTAAGAAGACTTGATAAATATCATGACTGCGAAGTAGGAATAAATTGGGAAGTCATTGAAAATTATTGCGAAGATATTTTAAACGAAAGAGAGAAAGTAGCATGATTGTATTAACCAAAGAGCAACGAGAGAGATTAAAAACCGTAGGTCGCAAACCTAACCATCCGGATTGTGGCAAACCAAATATCGCCCTTGATGAAATGATAGATAAACTGCGGATTGAGAACCCAAGTGCATTTTTATCGCCCGAGCAGTTATCCGGCAGAGTATTTTTATTAAAACCAAACAATTTAATTAAAGGTAGTTTTTTATATTACTCAGTGGAGGAAGTAGAATGCGAATGAAAAGTTATGCTGTAACGCTTTACTATTCAGGCTCAGAGACCTTTTTTGTTGATGCGCCGGATGAAAGTGAGGCAGAAGGAGTAGCCCATGACGAGCTTGCTAATATGCACGAACTGGACGGGCTGGAAGTTACCGATTGTGAATCATATGAGGATAATGATGAAGATTAAACAAATGCTTTACGAGCATATTACTAGGCTGGAAATGCTAGGATGTATCTTGGCATTCTCATTAGGCTTGGTAGTTGGTCAAATCTTATGGAAAATGGTGTGAGCTTTACCATATATCAAGCTAACGGTTTAAAGGTCATTCAATGGTTTAAGACCGTTGATGACCTACTTAAATCTATGTTAGCAAACCCTAACGACGCATATCATAGGAATTAGTATGAGGCTATTAACAGATAGAACTGCTTTGATTCAAGCAGTCGATAGACTATCCAATCAGGGTGGTTTTGCAGTAAAATTGGGAGAATTGGCTTTATTAGCAGACCAAAATAACTTAAAACGCTTGGTTGATGCTTTTCCTGACCATTTTATTCCCAACAGAACCTTAAGGATTGTCCATGTTGAACGCAACAATAATTTACTTGAAGGACACAGATGATGGTGAGGTTGAAGTAAACATGGAATTAGTAGGCTATCCCTCTAAATCATTTGTATTAGGTAATGAAATTATTGGGAAAGTCCATGAGGCTAAAAAAGTGATGTTTGCTGAGAATGAATTTAGTCGCAATCCGCCATCAAACCGCTTGCAATAAACGCTTTACCAGCTTGCTCAGTGCCAAGTCTTAACTCAAAATCGTTAAAGTCTTCTCCACTAACGGGTGAACTCCAAAAGGGTTTGCCCGTTTTTTCTGCGCTATTAAGACCAACGCTATCATTGTCAGCCACGATTACACATTGTGGGTAGTATGAAGCTATTTCAATAATGTTGGCAGCCGAAAAACAAGTATGTATCGTGTATTTGAGACCCATGCTTTTCAATACTCTGCGTAGGCTCATAGCCGTAGCATATCCCTCACATAGAATATGCTTGCCCTTGTTATCAATACGCAACTCTGCGCCCTTGGTGGTTTGACCATATAAGAATTTCTTATCTCCCTGCGGGGATATTGCTTGGCAACCTACTAATTTTTGACCAATTCGCATAGGCAACAACATCATATCCTCATAAATATGAACCTTGAAATTAGGAAACCCTTTTTTAGCCATGTAGGGATGTATACCCATAACTGAAGAGTCAAGCATATATTTAGCAGTCATAATAGCTTGATTTTGCTTTTTAATTTTATCTTCTTGTGCTTTTCTTTTCTTTTCCCGCAACTCTGATGATGAAATACGCTTAGCATTACTTGACCTAAATGGAATAGGTTTATCATGCACCGCCCAATTCTGCACCGCACCGGATTGTCCATCCCATATGTAAGAACCGTTTTTAGAATGAGGCTTGTCTATTGTTGGAACGCGCGCCCAACGGTCATAAACAATGTGGTCAATAATTAAACCGTGTTGCTCTGCGAATGATTCAAAATTCATTTTTCATTAGCCTTTCTTAATATTGTATGGGCAAATCTAATAACTTCTTCCAAGTTAAGTCGATATTGGTCATTTAAATTCCATGCTTTCCGACATTCAATTTCTATTTCTTCATCGGTCAATGGTGTTAGTGTCTTTGTTGGATGGGTGTAGAGTGGAATAGCTTGGTGACTAATTTTCATTTCTCTTGTGGGTTTTTCAAAGGTCAAATATGCACTTGTATTTTGGGGGTTTTCCATCATCCACGCTACTGGTTCATTATTCATTTTTTGCATCTCCTCTGCACGTTGATTGGGTCATACTTATTTACTTCAGAACAGGCGTAGACTTTAGGAAGTAATGCAAAGCCTACGGATAAATCAATTATATTAACCGCAAGAATAACGAATAGGGTAAACCCTACTGTCTTGAAAAATATCATGCTCTCTTCTCCGCATATTTCTCTTTAGACTTAGCCCATGCAATTGTTCTGCTTTTAATCCAGCTTACGGTCTTAGCATCTGGTGGTATAGGGTTAGGCTTGTATCCATTAGGGTAAACCCCATGCTTAGCTTTGAATTGAACCGCCGCCCATCCATCTTTGTAGCCCTTCATCTTGCCGTAGTAGACTAATTGATTGTAAAAGTCTATGCGCTCTTGCTGTGCTTTACGGATGTTAAGGTTTAATTCCTCCATGGTGCCAGCAATACTAGCAATCGTAGCTAGTGGTTGCTTCACATGACCGCAGGCATCACAAGTATTTGTCTTGGAAGTCCATAAGGCATAACACTTTGGACACTTAGCGTCTTTCTTTTCTTTCTCTGTTGGCTCACGCTTAACTGTCTCACCGCCCGCTTTGAGTTCTGTTACGCCATCGTGATACAAGCCTTCCCAGTCATCTCTAAATCGTAAGAAATTGCCGGAGTGGTCAAGCAATACGCCAAACTTTTTATCTTGGTGTGGTCTTAAAATCCTACCAATCTGTTGAACGTGTGAGCTAAATGACTTGGAGAATGGACGAGCAGATATACCAATAGACACATCGCTAACATCAAAACCACGGGTAAGAATATCAGTAGCGATAAGACCATGGATATCAGTGTCCGGCTTTGCAAAGTCTTCAATCGTTTTGCGCTTAAATTCATCGTCTTCCTTATATGATATAGATACAAAGTTATAGCCTGCACCAGCAAACTCTTGAACCAACTTGCGTCCATGTTCTACGCCCGCACAAAACACAATCGTCTTCATGGGTTTTCCGTATATCTCATGAGTCTTTTGCACCCACTCCGCTACAACATCTCCAACAATCTTCATACCCCTCTCTGATACATCATCAGCAGACCATTCGCCCGCTATCTTTTTGGCGCCAGTCATATCAATTTCTTTGGCGATATAGACTTTGAGTGGCACTACCCAACCATCTTCTACCAAATCAATCATAGGTTGTGCGCCAATGACGTTGGTGTATAGGTCAGCAAGACCTTTAGTAAAAGGCGTAGCAGTTAATCCTACCACTTGCATATCAGGATTAGCTTTAATGTAATCTACCGTAGACTTATACATAACGTGCGCTTCATCCACGATAAGTAAGTCTATTTTTAATTCAGATTTACGGCGGGCTAAAGTTTGAACGGAACAGATTTGAATAGGCTCATAAGGCTTATAACGCCAATGAGTTGCTTGCATAACTCCATGGGGGATTTGATATTTAGATAATCGTTTGCTGGTTTGCTCGACCAATACGATTCTATCTAGCATCATCGCTACACGTTTACCTTGTGCGGATGCCTCTTGCATAATTGCCATAGCGCATTCGGTTTTACCGAACCCTGTTACAGCGCAAAGGATTTGACGTTTATGTTCTTTGAATCCTTCGTTTAATTTTTGTATAACTTCAAGTTGGTGAGGACGAAGCTCAAGCATTTAATACTTTCTGCTTGGATACGCCAAGCTACGTAAAAGGTGGGGTACTAATGCGGGTATGTGAAGCCCATGTTTTTTAACGATTTGATACAGGTTATTTAGAGTCGCCGAGCCGACTTTGCACTTTCCCCCGTTAATTAAGCAGCGATACGTTCTAATTTCTCAGCACGACGCTTCCAATATCGTATCTGGTCTAGCTTGTCAGCTAAATCATTAGACTTGATATCGAGTTGTGACTTTAAGGCTTTGTTAGTTGCTTCAAGTGTTTTGATGTAAGAAAGCAGGTGGGAAATTTCATCTTCTGCAGTAAATTCGTATGAGTCTACTAGTTTCATTTTATCCTATCGAGTGCTATCTGTAAGTCGTAATTTGATGTATTTTTATTGTTTGCAAGTCGTAATGCTTCATTGGCTCGTTCCTTCCATCTTACTACATCTTGGACAGAACCTTGCATAATTCGGGTAGGTATTTTCCCTATTTGCTTTTTAATTTCTTCTCTGTAATTCATTTGTATTTCTCAATCAATTTAGTGCAAAACTCTTTTACTGTTCTGCCTTGTTCTTCTGTATGCCATTGTTTATTAAAACGATATTCCCGCACGACACAGTTTCCTGCATCAATGTCTTCATCAATTGGAGTATTGTGTGTAAACACTAACAAGATGGCTACTTTAGTTTCACCAATCAAATCCACAATCCGTTCAAGTGCGAGCTTTTGACCAAACGGTAGTTCGCTATCGCCATGCTTACATTCACCAAAAATGAATAGCTTGTTATGTATCTCAATACAAAAGTCAATATCTGTAGCAGATATCTTTTCCCATTGAAGATTTTTAAAACTAATCAGTTGGGCGGCTTTATCCCGATTGTGGAATGTTCGGTTCACTTACCGCATTCTTTCTCATGGTCTGATAACTGTTGTAAAAATTCAGCGTGCTGTTCAATTGTGTCGTTGATAGCTTTCTCAATATCCTTCTTTTTGAAAATGGCGTCAAAGTTATTACGGTATTCGTCGGTAGTCTGTTTTTGCGGTTCACGTTCCATTATTTTTTCTCCTATCAAATATCCATCATCCCATAGGACAGGACGAGAGGGTGATATGCTCAGATAACTAAGTATATAACACTCTTCAGCCAGCTTGCGCCCACTGCCCCCATGAGGTACTGTTCTTCTTCCAGAGCGCCTATCAACTAGAGTCGGCCATACTCCCTTACATCACCCATCACTGCTCTGTTCGTGTAGATACCCAGTTAAGTTCTACTGCGCCGTCCTGTCATACTGCATTAGCGCGCCCTGTTGCTCGGGCATTAGCTTGTCCATGTAAGGTAGCTGGACCAACCGTCTGTAACGTCGCTCTACGGCGTAAATGAAAAAACCTCATACGGTATGAAGTCTACGGTTTGGACATTCGCTTATGTTTGCTTCCCACCACCCAAACATAAGAAAACTGTTGTAGACCCCATACGATATGAGGCTTAGGTTGAAAGTATAACATAAAAGAACCGTCCAAAGTCCATTTACGCCCAATTAGTATATCACATTGTTTTTATTTTGCAACAGATAAAAAAAAGGGGCGGTATTTAGGATACTCGTTTAAGTTGTTGACCTTCAGCTAACAACCCCCAAACTTCCTCACGAGAAGTACATTAATTATATCTTATTTCATGCGGCATGAAAGTTTATTAAAAATTCATGCACTTTTTTTGTGTAGTATGTTACACAATGGTGCAACGCAGCACCAAAATAATCCTTTGAAATCAATGACTTACTGTGATATACTATCACCATGATTGAAATATTCCTTGATGGTCACTTCGCATCCTCCGCCTTTAATCTTTTCGGCACGCTCAATGGTCAGCTTCCAGACTTGCTGGTCGTCCTCGTACATATACCCTTGTAATGAGTCACATATTGCTTTTCCGCAGTTATCTATATCCATTAGTCTCTTATCTCTTGGATGTAAGATTATGGACAGTTCTACTGGATGACCCCCAAATCCTTGCAAGCCTGTGCAGGCTAGTGCTACCGCTTTCTTAAACTCCATTCCTCGCTTTGAAATGTACCGGCGATGACCGGACGCCATCCAATATGCATTGACGCTGGGTGGATATGGAAGACTAAGGGTAATCACCTATATTCAGCTTTCTGTTATGGCATTAAGATGGACTCATTATATAGGGGAATTATGGAAGACGGACGTATTGATGGGGTTTGTCCTTGTGATGATTGTGAACACACTCAGGTATGCAAAGAACAGGAATGGGCTTGCAGACCTTTTGCCAGCTTTGTTTGGAGTAATTATTTTTATGAACACACTCCAAGAATTCCGTGTCGCGGAACATTTAATAAGATATTTAATGTCAGGGACAATCAAGAACTAAAAAACTTTTTGCACAAACAAAAAAATGAATATACAGATAAAGATAACGAGGGAAAATGAGGACGGGTCAGCCGATGCTGTGGTTGACTACGACGATGACGGACTAAAAGTAATAGTTCAATATGGCATAGTAGCCATGCTTAAAGAGGGCATAGAGGAAATGAAAAAGAAAGACGACAAACGACAGATATTAGAAGATGCGATTGAGGGGTTTTATTCTGTAATACAGGACATCAAACTCTTATATAAGACTCATGGAGACCGTAAGTTACCCATGGATGAAAATGAAATGGCAAACGCCCTGCTGGGATTGGAAACCAAGGCGTCAATGATTGCTTATTGGGCAACCAATGCGTATGAGCAATATTTTGAAATGAATGATTATGCGCCCGATTCAATTAAAGCAAGACGGACAGCAATAAAAGATTGGCTTGATGACGAAGATGGGAGATGTTAATGGAACATGAAATGACGCTTACAGAAGTTAGTAAAGAATTAAACATAGCACGGCAAACCGCAGGAATAATTGAGCGCAGAGCTATGGAGAAATTTAAAGAACTGATGGAGCAAAAAGGAATTAAAATAGAGGATTTATTAAAAGATGAGTAGCTGGTTAATTATTGTGACTGGTCTTATCTATGCTTATATTTCTGCGGAGCAAGCATTTAAAGGCAATCCATGGGTATCCGTAATCTATGCCGGATATTCTTTTTCTAACGTAGGTTTATACATGATGGCTAAATAGGGGAAAGCATGAATCGTAGGTCATTTTTACAGGCGGTAGCATTAGGCGTTGGGTACATTACCCTACCAGCATTAGCGACCACCCGTTCAACACGCATATACACGGCGCAAGGACTAAAAACCGCCATGGAGAATATGTTTATCTGCAAAGAGGGTGAGCCTAAAGCATTCATGGAGCTAACCCGTAAAGCAGCACAATCTTATTTAACTCCACAATGTTTTGCTTCTATACCTAAAGAGTATGAGATTATCCGTTTTACTTATGAGACCTTTGCTTACGCCGTAGAAGGTGGCAGTGCAATAGATGCAGAGGCACAGTTAGCAACATTCTTTTACGAAGAGTTTCAAAAGATTGCTGATAACAAAAGATATATGTTGATTTGGCGCCGTGAACCTCATTTTGAGTCTGAACCCATTACTTATTTTGGTGATACATTTTTAACCAAAGAAGAGATTGAAGACAGAGTTTGGAAAAATAAAGACTATCAACCAAAAGTAAAAGTGTTGGGCGGTGATTGGGCAACTTATATTTATGACAGTAATTTAGAAATTCCTATTCCGGTAGGCGTAGATTATGACTTTAATACTGGCGCAATGAAGTACGTTGAACGTCAAACGATGTTGCATAAAATGCGTATGCGCTTAGTTATTCCCGAAGTTCAAGAGCAGTTTGCAACATTAGTAAAACCCGAAGGACAAATTTATACACCAAGATTAGGAGCGTAAAATGGTAGATTACAGTGAAACATTATTAAGTATTAACAAATCTATGCAAGAGGTTCATAAACTACTGCTTGCAGGAAACATTGAGGCGGCAGAGTCTTATCTCAAAGCAGTATCAGAAAGTGCTGAAATGTTGGCGTCTTGGTTACATCAAAACAAATGAAGTTAACTAATAAGTACAATCTTCCACAGACTTTTGTCAATGTGGCACTACGCCCTGCTTACACCAAAGGCAAAGCCCATGTATCGGCTACTGAATTATTGAGTAGCCCCCGTGTAGTACAATTAAAAAAGAAACACGATGACGATATCGTAGAAGATGTATCTGATTTAATTTGGTCTATTTATGGGACGGCAATTCATGGAGTACTCGAACAAGGTAAAGATGAGAACCATATTGTTGAGCAAAGACTTCACGCTGAACTGGATGGTTGGCATATTTCTGGCGCTATTGACTTACAAATTGTACATGATGCTGGCATAGAGATTAACGACTACAAGAATGTAGGCGTATGGTCGGTTATGAATGAAAAGATTGAGTGGGAGCAACAACTCAATATTTATGCATGGTTGGTAGAAACCGTTAAAAAGACACCCGTTACCAAGTTAGCTATCGTTGCCATCATTCGTGACTGGAATCGCAGGGACGCCAAAACACGTCAGGGTTATCCCCAATCCCCAGTAGTGGTTATTGATGTTAATCTGTGGTCAATGGAGCTTCGAGAGGACTTCATTCGTAACAGAATTCATTTGCATTCAGAAGGATTGTTTGCAATGGATGCAGGGGAAGAGTTACCGTTTTGTACACCAGCAGAAACGTGGGAAAAACCGACGCTGTATGCGGTAAAGAAAGACGGCGCAGTACGTGCAAAGTCAGTGCATGAAAGTTTAGAGGAAGCAGAGGAGGCGTTACTGAAAGCAGGAAAAGGATATGCTTTGGAAATTAGAGAAGGTGAGCGTACTAAGTGCGCAAGCTTTTGCCAAGTAGCCCCATTCTGTAATCAGTATCAACAGTATTTAGAGGAGAAAAAGAATGGTGCATAGTGAACCAAGAGCTTGTGTAGTAATTGAAGGTAAGACATTTTGCGAGACTCATCCCGCTACACCGGAAGGTGTTGCTGGTGCTTTAATTGGAATCCCTGCTGCAATTATTATGTGGGGAGTTATGGGGTTTGTTGTTGCCAAAGCATGTGAGAAAGGTTTTGGCATAGACATTGATAATCCACTTGCAATGATTGCTGGAATATTGGTGCCACCCATGATGATTGGCGTAATTGTTTTATTGTTAAGTTGATATGGTAAAGAGGAGAAAGAAAGTGACTAAGGCAGATTTTATTCCTGCTGGTATCACACCATACGACAACGGCAAGATTAAGATGGGTATTTATTATCAAAAGCCAAAGTATGTAGAAATGGATACAGACATGCTGGAGATTCAGAAGTGGTTGATTGGTGACCCTGATAAGTTGCGTTTTGAGTATTGGTTAGATATGGTTTACAAGTTGGCAATAGGATTTGTGGTTTTGATTGTTGTTTTAATGAATGTAAGGAACTGATATGAAAGCAAACGAACATCAGGTTGGAGGAAACCACTATGCTAGAAACGCTATACAGCCTTGGGATTACATTATATCCAATGAACTTGGATACCTTGAGGGAAACATTATCAAGTACACCACCCGCTGGAGACACAAAGGTGGAATTGACGACTTGCGAAAAGTTATCCACTACGCAGAAAAGTTAATTGAAGTAGAAACTATGAGGAATTTTAAGGAGGAACATGATGGAATACAAAGAACTTAGGAAGATAGATGTATCTAAATATACTGAGAAGAAGAACAACCTCACTTATTTATCTTGGGCTTGGGCTGTTGACCAGCTTTTACTTGCTGACCCAAAGGCGCACTGGTTTTATCCCGAGTATCAACGCTGGGGCAACGGAACTGTTATGGTGTTTTGTACTGTTGTTGCTAATGATATTGCTCGCACTGCACAGTTGCCCGTAATGGATTATCGTAATAAACCAATTGCTGAGCCGGATTCATTTGCAGTAAACACAGCGATGCAACGTGCTTTAGCCAAAGCAATAGCCCTACATGGAATAGGGTTATATATCTATAACGGTGAAGACTTACCGCCTGACACTGAAGAAGATATGCCAAAGATTGCCAATATCTCTGCTCCGCCAAAAGCGGTTGAGAAAGCCAAGGACATTCCTGCCCCCACAAAGACCGCAGGAAAGCCCGGAGCATGGCAGTTGACAGTCATGGATACCAATGATGCAAAAGGCTGGCTAGAGTCCCTTAAAGCGGGCGTAGATACCTTACTAGCACTGGCAGTCCATCCGGATGATGTAGCCAATATCTTTAAGAATAACCGAGTGGTATTTGACAAAGCCAAAGCAATGGATGAGAAATTCTATTCAGAAATGATGGTCTCATTTAGTAAAACCAAAGAATCTTTAACGAAAGGGAAATAAGATGGATTATCCAAATCAAGGAACAATGTGGCACAACGCCGAGAAAAGACACGAAAAGGCACCAGATTTTAACGGTTCAGTGATTTTTGAACGTGAAGTATTGGAGCATTTAATCTCTGAGTCCAAGAACGGTGAAGTAGAAATTAAGCTAGATGGCTGGAAGTCTAAGGTCAATACAAAGGACGGAGAGCGCAATATTCTGCGCATCAAACTCAATACTTGGAAACCTGAGGGAAAGACTACTGGCTCGAAAGACCCATGGGATGAGTAAGAAGACAGATTGGGAGAAGTTATCCCATAATCTTCAGTCCGCCTTGAAAGACCAAATAGCTGAGAATAATGAAAAAGATATGGTGATTAGGGATTTAGTGTTTGTCATCAATTATCTTGAAATGAAGTTGGGAATTTACAAAGGATTTAAGGATGGAGACGAGTAAGTTTGAAGGTAAGAAAGTAGCCCTCAAGCAGACTAAGGATGGGTATGCCATGACATTGGCTATCCATCCGGATGAAATACCTGATGAGCTACTAAAAGACTTTGTAGGGGCGCGCTATATGGTTGTGATGGTGCGTCTCAATGACAATGAAGAACCATTAGACCGCAGAGAATATGCGGGCGCACAGATGGTTAAGTTAGCTGGTATGCTATGTAGAGATAAAGACTTTTGGGAATATCTCCATGAGGGCGGTCAGTTATTTGAAGTTAATGAATTGGCATGTGTTGAGTGGTTAACTGGTTATTTGAATGTAAATTCTAGGGCGGATATCAAAGGCAACAAGCTGGCTCAGGATGAACTAAAAGAACTATATACGGAATACAAAGAGTGGAAAACGACAAAAAGTACATGAGGTATTTAGCGAGCTGTTTTGCTATGAATGGTTTATTAAATGGCGCTCCTAATGAATTTTCCATGGAGTACATGGCAAAGCTGTCCGTATCATGTGGTGATGCGTTAATAGATGAATTAGATAAAGAGTCGGAAGATGATGGTATTGCTGCAGTTGCTAAACGAGTAAGGAGAAAACGTGAACCCAAATGATTTATTA